AATCTTTCACCTAAAAGAATAATAGGAGGTTGAAATTCTGAATCTGTTAAATAAGTGTCGTTATAAGTTGACGCTGAATCTTTTGAACGACTTTGTATATCAGAAGAATTAATTATTGTTGTTCCTGAGTGTGTTGCTAAACTTTCTGTTTCACTTATTTCAAAATCAATCGCAAAAATTGAGGTGTTACTTGGAGTTGTTACAAAATTTTCTGCAAGAGTTAGTGTTTGTGTTGTAGCATCAAAGTCTGTGATTGTTTTTGGAGATTCATTAGAACCATCACCAGAGGTAATTCTTAATGTAGCACCAATATAAGCATCATCAATATCAGAATAAATTTCACCACCACCTGTATTACCAATAGTGACTGTTGATGAAGTAGCTACATTTACATTACCTGTAGCTGTTTGATTAACATTAACATCAAATAAGAACGACTTATAAGTGTATGTTGATGAATCTGACGTGTTTGAGGCAGTATCATACAATACTGAAATTACTCTTGCTGTACCAATTTTTGTATTTGAAATGGTTGCAGTGGATGTTACATTAATTGACGCTGTATTTACACAATGCAAATCTACTGTTGATAAATCATTTATCGCATGAGAACCAACATGGTTTGTTGTATAAAGAAAGTTACCATAATCAGCAGTTACTCGTTTATTTTGAACATTTTCTGTATCTCTTGGTTTTGGAACAGTTAATATTGTGGGTGAAATAGTTTCATATTCATATCCAAAAACATAAGCTTTACCTGGAGATAATATAATATCTAAATTAGCAGTGTTTGAAGTGTTGGTCTGTAACGATAATTTAAAGGGTCTAACTGTATAGTTTCCTGATTCATCATATGTTCTTCTCGCTAGAGTATCCTCTAATACTGAATAAATTGGAGTTCTATAGTGTCTTGTTAAATTACCATTTTCAACACGAGCTAATTCAATAAACTGTGTTGTATCTATTGAGGTAAGAGAGCGTGTTGTAAGAGTTAATTCAATTTTAAATCTATCTGAACCTGGTGCTTGATAATTAGAAGCGTCTTGTGCAGGATCCAATAGAGATGTGTCTGAACTTGATGTGACGGTGGACTCGGTAATTATAAACCCAATTCTTGCATTAGCGGTTGTGTTACTGTATTTTGAAGTAGCAATGGTCTGAGCATCATTTTTAATAAAATAACCATCATAATAATAAACACCTTCATTAATAGAAAATATTTGACCTGTACCTACTCCACCAGCAGAAATGGTTGCACCTGACGGTGAAGATATATAAGTAAAAATATTATCACCAGCAACAAAAGCATCACCGTAAATTTGTTTAATTAAAAGAGTTTTTGGGTCACCTGTACCAGCATCAGCATCATAAACTTTAATTACTTCTGCTCGTTTTGTAGGAACAGAAACATTATCAACAATAGATGTTCCAATAAAGTTATTTACATTAACGCTAGAACCTGAGTAATCGGTATTTAATTTTAGATAAGTAACATCTTGTAAGAATGTTCCACCACCTGTAACAACAGAACCATTTTTAAATACATGATTACCAAATCTTTCAATTTGTTTCTGTAAAATTGTTTGCGCTTGAGTTAATTCACGAGCCTGAACAGCATAACCAGGCTTGAATAGCATGCGAAGAAACTTTTTATCCTCATTAAAATCATCATAATAAGGATTTACATTAAAATTGGTATCAATACTCATTTAGTTCCTCTAAAATTTTATAACTAATTTAATATTCTCAGCCTGACCTTGTGTTCGATCCGTTTTGACTGCATTTTCTGTATAAACAATATCACCACTATATGGTTGAAGTTCAGGATTGGTCAATGCAATCGCTGTTCTTGAAACACCCGAAGTCTGACCCACCAATGAAAGACCTGATGTAAATGTTCCTTTTACTTTTGTTAACCATACATTATTTGATTCTTGATAATTCAAATAACCATAAAATGTCGCATTATTTGCTGAAGTTCCTTGATACACATATTCATCTAAAGTATATGTTGAACCAGCAATCAGTGATAGAACGGATGCTTGTTTAACCACTGAATTAGCCGTACTGTGTGTAACAACCGATGTATTACCGTATTTATGCGGATTAACCAAAAGTCCATACTGCCTAAATGAAGTATTTGCTGAAATTAATCCACCTTCTGTTGTGTCAATTTCACCCAATCGAGTAGCACACATAACATTTGTAGCTAATAAATCTCTTGCTGGATTAAATGCGTGTCCAAATTTAGGTGAAAGAATAACACGGGTGGTCGCATTTGTTCCTGAGCCGTAAATAAATGCGTTTGCTCTAGAATAACCTGTACCAATTGTTGTAATTGTCACATTTGAAACTGCACCATTTAATAGACCAGCGGTTGCAACAGCCCCTGTTCCATCTCCTTCAATATAAACACGTGTTGAAATTGTAATATTATTGCCTGAACCACCACCATTTGCTGTAGTTGCTGTTGAAATTGTAATTTTATTGTTTGGCGTATCAACAGTTGAAATGTATGAACCTGTAAACACTCCTGTTCCCGTAACTGTCATATTTGCAGATATGTTGGTTGTGTTAGCTAACGTGAGAATAGTACAACCTGTAGTGAAGGCATCAACCGTCACAATACTGTTATAATAACCTGAGCCGCCAGTTGTAATAATGATTGTTTGTAATTCACCATCAATAACACCAGCGCTATTCATGCCATAATCTAATTGATTGGTTGATGTTGGCGCAGGAATCCAATCCGATGTGAGGAATTTATTTGATGGTTTAACATTATACAAATATTTCCACAAATACCCATCAGCTGTTGCAATATTACCATTTGAAGATGTATAATCACCAGTTGGTTGAATTGTTGAATTAGCTGATGTATTATTTGAAATACATTTATAAACATTTCGGTCAGTTGTAATAACATACATTGGTTGAACACCAGATGTTGTATTTGCTTGAACTGATGTGTTTGCATCAACAGTATCATCATACTGTTGGTATATGTTATTTGCTGTCCAATTTACTCTAGGAACAACAAGTTCTAAATCACCACCGGTAAGTTTTTTACCAGCAAACATGTTATCCCATGTTAATTTTTCATCAACAACAGTATCTACAATTGAATCTGGTGAAGCTTCGTTTGCATATGGAATATGATTACCAACAAAAATGTATATAACCGGATCCGTGCTAGTGGCCGATTGTTGAGAATCACGCCATATGCTAGCGTTTTGAAATCCTGTTTTTTTCTTTGTAATTGAACTCATAGTCTTTTATTTATGCAAGTATTATAACAGTTTGTGCATTTGATGTTGAAGTAAATGCACTTGTAACTGAAAGGTTAGTATTACTAATAATTGAATCAATTGTTCTAATAATACCATTTATGGCTATATTAGACCCCGTTGAAATTATTCCGTTTGTATTTGCCACATTAAAGTATGTATTTGTACCTGTTACATAGATTGAGGTGTTTTCTACATTAACTGTTCCAGATAGTGTTGATTCAGTAGCAGTATTATATGTAATTGTTGTTGGAACAATGGTTGATTTTTTATTTAAATCTGCATATTGAACATATCCAGATGGATGTAACAAGTCTCTCAATATATTTTTGTATTTGGTAAATTCTGTTAATGAAGATGTTATATATGAGTAATCTACATAGTAATTTTCGCCTTGTAGTCTTCTTTCTGGTGTTGAAAGAATAGAGTCTGAAGTTGTCCAACGACCTGAAAATGTAGAGTAAACAGCCTCAATTTCAGCATTGGCTGTTGCTGTGCCATCACCATAACCAGTTAAATCTACTTGTGGAATATATTGATATCCTGAACCACCATCAACAACTTTAATCGTAATAATTTGACCAGGCTGAACATTACCAATAAATGGTGTTATACTTTCATTATCACTCATTAAAGCCGACACTTCAATATTTGCACTTGTACCAGCATCTGTATTAATTGTAAGTGTTGGTAAATTATTAGCATCATATCTTTGACCACCAATAGGATAAACACCATATCTTCCTAAGTGTTTATTATTAGCATAGATTAACAAATCAGCAAATTCAAAATTTACATTAACTGTTGCGTGTGTTGTATTTGAAACCGTATTAATATATCGTGTTTGATTCATTGCAATAATTTTATCACCAACACGAATGTCTGTACCAAAGTTTGTGCCAGTACCGACTATTTCAGCTGTATTATTAATTAGATTAACTGTTCCTGTTACGCGAGATGGTTGAATCTCTATTTGTGTAATTGTTCCGTTTGCGTCAACTTGTTTTACAGCTGCAGCCGCACCTTGACCAAATGTTCCTGATGGATTAGTAAATACAATTTCATCACCAACATTATAGTTTTCACCCCCATTATTAATCTTTATTCTTCCAACAGATTCAATTGTGCGAATATTAAATGTAGAATTGCCAGCGATATATGTTGCACCATAAGCATCTAAACTTGGAGAAACAGACACCTCGGTGTTTGAAAAAAGAACAATTACATTTGTAATTGGACCTAAATTGGTCATTTCAAATTCTGTTAAAGCATCTGCAATCACTGTGCTTACATTTTCACCAGTAGGAACAACTGTAGATGGAAAACCATAATCCGAATTGGAAATATTAACAGTTAAATAATCATTAATAACATCGCTATTAACAAAATATGTGTTTTGTGTTGAGTTTGCAACACCTGTTGCATCAACACCATCAACAGCTAAATCTAATATTAGAGGTGCAATGCCCGATACGGTAATATCACTACCGTTTTGGAAACCAGCGCCACCATAATTGACAACAATTCCGTCAATATAGCCTTCAACAATATCATCAACAAGACCAGCACCAGAAACAGAAGCCCCGCCACCAGTAAGTATAACCGGATCACCAACATTATAACTAGCACCACCGTTTATGACATTAATCTGATTAACAATTGAAAAAGTATCAGCCTTAAGTGTAATAATTGTTCCATTTGAAGAAATAATATCCGTTATAATTTCTTCACCTTGGTCAAATGAGCCTATTAATGTTTTACTGTTAATGAATAATTGAAATGGAAAACCAAGATTTAGTTGGTCAGTAATAATTCTTTTTGTAGCTCGTTCAATAAGAGCAGTAGCGCCCGAACTAACACCAGTTACTTTACGGTTATTTAATAGTGTTATATCAAAATTATCATAAACAACACTAATTGTTGAACCATTTGTTGGTGCAGTATGAAATATTAGTTTTTGTGTTTCTTTTCGAATATAAAAATCAACATTAACGGTTTTTTGAACATTATCAATAGAAACTGTAATATCTGAAGCTGTAACATCAACGGGTTGTGCTAAAATAAATGTTTTTGTTGAACCATCACCCGTATAGACACTTCGTATGTCCGTTTCAACTTTGAGAATATTATCAATAATCCATTTGCCATCAGAAGCACGAAGAATGTTGTTCTTAGGTAAAATGATATCAACCTCATCATTAAACAACATTCTAAACAAAAGTTTAAATGATTTCTCACTTCCCTTTGCTAAATATAAAGGCAAAACATTTTTAATAAGAAATTCTTTAGAAACTGAAACTTCTCTAGGTAAAAGGTCCGCGTAAGTATTAAAGAAATTTGATTCGAAAGTTGCAATTGAATGGTCAACATCACTAGCATATTTTAATGATTTTGATTGTGTTGTTAAATCATTAAGTTGACTGCCTTGTTTATTTTCTAAATATTCATAGTAAGCTTCTAAAAAGCTAATGAATAAAGGATATTCTTCCCGAACAAATTCAGGAACTTGTCTATTAACTAATAGTGAAGTTAAATTATTATCGTGTGCCATTAATCTATTTTAGTTAGATTTGTAACAATTGAAGATGTATCGGTTTCATCAATTGTAATAATTGTATTTTTTGTTGTTTCAATACTCGCTTCTTCTGCTTCAATTGTTAATCTAATTTGTTTGTCTGTTGAACCAACAGAAAGAATATTAATATCATTAATTGTAATACGACCGGTATTATAATTTACTTCACCAGCATTTGAATTGACAATTTGTCGTTCAGCATTATTGTCATAGTAAATTGTTCTTAATACTCCAGTTCTCGCATCAATAACAGCCGAGCCTGTTGCACCATAACCATTACCGCCACTTATTGATACAACAGCTCGTGTATAATCAATACCACGGTTTGTTATACTAATAGAACTAATCGAGCCATTTACAATTATAGCTTTAGCACTAGCTCCTGTACCATCGCCAGTAATTGTTACTGTTGGTGCGGTTGTATATCCAGTTCCTGGATTTGTAATTGAAATTGAAGCAATACCTGAATATGATTGTGGTATTTCTTCCAACAAAACAGTTCTTCTTGTTCCATTAGAATCTAATACATCAAACTGTGTTGATGTTAATCGATTGGTGATTGTGCCACGATGTAATGGAATATTAAAATCTACTGTATAATTTAATGAAGAATTTAATGTGGGTGTAAATCTTTTTTGAGCACGAACAATAGTCTCACAACCAATAATAGCATTTTTTTGAACCGCATCAATATCAGCTTCAATTTTTGAATGAACATAGCGTGCATCAAATTTATCTAAATTTGTATTTTTATATGAAACAATGGCATTTCTTATAGCCAATTTTAAAGCATTTTCGGATAGTGTTGTTTTTTTATTATCATATTCAACATCAGCCTCAACAAGCAAATATAGATATTCTGGATCCAATATTTGTGCTGATACTGCAATAATTGCTTTTGGAGAAACAATTTCATCAATGATTCTTTGTTTTTCGGTTTCAGAAATATAATAGTTGTCTCGTGGTTTCATAGAAATAAAAACTTTGCCATAAACCGGTGGATCATTTTTTTCTCCACCCCAAACCGATATTGATGATATATTTGGATAGTTTGTAAGAATGTATGACTCATAGTCTTTATATGAAACTAAACGATTCTGTGATGAAAATTGACCAGCAGCTGAAAATTTAATATTATCAACCGATTCTCTTTCTGCACCACCAGCCGCCGCACTGATTGGTGTTACTACAAATGATGATAATGATTCAGCTAACGAATCGGAAACCGATGAGGTTGCTACAAAGTTGTTTGCTTTGTTTGCAGCAGAACCATTTGTTACAACATAATTTATAGAAATAACTGCACCATCTGGCAACTTTTTGCCAACAACACCATTACCAAAATAAATTTGATATCTTCCATTTCTTTCTTCTTGTAAAAAGAAGACTTCAGAGGTTGCGGTGATATTTAATACTTCTGTTACTTTTGTATAAACAGTTGTTGAACTATTACTTGATGATTGTTGAACAGAAACACTAATTGTTGTTGTGTCTATGTTGCTATCAGGTATGGTAAAAACAGATTTTGGATTAGATGATTCGTTGTGTGTAAAAATATAAGTTACATATTGTCCTTCATGCACAGACAAATTCTCAAACAAATATGTTGAATTAGCTTTTGTAACTGTTGTGTCATCTAAAACAATAAAGTTATATGATTTGTTATCAATAGATTCTGATAGAAACGAATAACCAGCTGGCAATGTTAATGTGCCAGTATTACTTGTTGCTGAAGTTGCTTCAAAATTAATTTTTGCAATAGAAGAGCGGGTGGAATATGGAGTATAACCCAACGTCTTTGCGTGAGAAACAGCGGAGTCTCTTAGTATTGCTGTATCTAAAAATGCCTCATTTGCAACCATATTAAGATAGTAAGCATTATAGTGTGTGTTATATGCTAAAATATCTAATAGAATTGAAAGACCTGAACCATCAAAGTCATAATCTGTAAAAGTATTCTGTTGTCTTAAAAACGATTTTAAGTTACTTTTGATGGTATCAAAATCGAGCTCGGTTATTCTTAATCTATCGACTGCCATTTTTATCTAATTCTCTCTAGGAAAAAGTTAATTGTAACGGGTGAAGTATTATTTAATACAAAAAATTCTAATTCTACTTTATAACCGTTTTCATCAGGCGCAGACATAACATTAACTTTTGATATGCCAGCACGAGGTTCAAAATTATTAATTGTTTCTTCTATTTCTCTTTGAATACTTGCCGCTGTTACTGCATCTAAATTATCAAACAATAATTGTCGTATGTTACTTCCAATAGTTGGTTGAAATGGTCTTTCATAGTGATTTGTTAATACTAAATTTTTAATAGAATTGATTATAGCATACTCATTACTATGTGTATTAATATCCTTTTTAACTGGATGAATATTGAAATTCAAATCCAAGTCTTTGAAGGTTCTATTTGTCTTTATATTTACGGTTGCCATGTTTTATTTATCTCATCCGCCTGCAAAAACATTGGGTGATCCTTCAGCTACCGATGTGCATCCACTGATAGCATCACCAACTCTTCCTGCTCCTTTTCCATTTACTTTAACTGTAGAAGAACCAGCAGCAATAGGTGCAGAATGAGATGGACAAGGACTGCCGGGCAGCAAGTGTCCAGTGTTTACATCTCCCTGTCTAGATACAGGAATTCCGTTTACAAATACATTACCAGAACCAACAGCACGAACCATTCCAGAACAGTGTGCTACATCTGTGTCACCAACTCTTGTTACTGCGGGCATTTCTCTCTCCTAGTAATAATTTGCCATGAAGGAACGAATTCCTTCCCACTCATTATTGATATCTTGTGTAACCTCAAAGATAGCACTTTGTCCGCCCCCATAAGTCACCGTCACCGTAAATGTCTTAACATATGGGTCAGACATATCTTGTGCAAGATTATACAACTTCTTATTTTCTGGAACATTCGGAATACCAACTACCGTAATAGGTGTCATCGTTTTATCCGATTCTCCATCATCCACATAAGTGAATACATCACTCCAAGGGTCTTGGTATGAACCTGTTATCGAAACAGATTCAGTGCCATCTGTAATCGCCAAGTCTGGTTCATCACCATCAACTGTCGCAGTGACATTCTCTATCTCATCTAAGATAGGGTCATCTGGTATCGCAGTGATGGTTTCATTAATGGTAAAGTTGGGACGAGTGATTGGGCCCAACTCTTCAACATCAAGTGTTACGGCCACGAGTTTCCCTTTTCATTAGTTCTTTTAGTTTGTCATTCCATGTTTCAATTTCATCATGTTGATGTTCATTATGTGGTGCTTCAGGAACACATGGATTAAATTTAATTATGTTATCAAACTTTTCAGGTATATCATTATAGTTATGA